GTTATTGTTTGGGAATCATCTACCGCAGTCCATGTTACTGTTTGGGAATCATCTACCGCAGACCAAGTTACAGATTGAGAGTCATCTACAAGTCCCCAAATAGCGACTGGGCCTACGCCTCCTGTAGCAGAAACACCTGTAGCTGATATAACCGAACTAAAATTAACAGTTACACTACCTACACTACCTGTAGCTAATACTCCGGTAGCAGAAATAGTAGACCCAAATGTAACCGTTACGCTACCTACACTTCCTGTTCCTGCTACTCCGGTAGCAGATATAGTCGAACCAAAACTTACAGTTACACTACCTACAGAACCTGTGGCTGAGACACCCGTTGCACTAACTGTAACTCCAGAACCTTCGGTTACTGTTACAGATCCTATAGCACTTGTGCCAGAAACTCCTGTAACGGATACTGTTTTTGGAAGTTGAACAACTACAGACCCAACTGCACTTGTAGCAGCTACTCCGGTTACAGCAATAGAATTATCAGTAGATACAGCAACAGAACCAACCGCACCTGTACCAGCAACCCCTGTTGCATTAACAGTAATACCTGTGCCTTGGGTAATAGTGACGGAACCAACTGCACCTGTACCAGCAACCCCTGTTGCGCTAACCGTTACTCCTGAACCTTCGGTAATAGTGACAGAACCAACCGCACCTGTACCAGCTACACCTGTGACTTCTACAGAAGTCGGTTGCCCGTACTTACCGCTACTCCAACCTCCTCGTCCCCAACCAGCAGCCATTGTCTTTACGCAATCCTTATAATCGCGTTACTAGCATCTGCCGCAGGAAAAGCTATGGTAAAGTCTCCTGAACTAGAACTTTTATCCGAACCAAAATTCAACACTAATACAGATGTATCACCAGAAGTATCTTCGTTAAAAATTAATGCGCCACGAGCAGTAATCGTACTAGACGACCAAGTAGTGTCTGCAAAATCCGTTATAGCAGTTGTGCCATCAAGAGAAGGATCTACACGAGTTAACGTATTACCTTTAGCCGTATAATTAGTCCCACTAACTTCATTACTTGTTGTGTAAGCTGTTGTAGCAGCACCTAAACTAGCACTTGATGTATACAAAGCTATTTTAAATGTATTACCACCACTATTAAGAAAATTGTGTTTAGCTTCAAGTATTTCTTTTTTGAAACTTGAACACATTGCTTGTGTTATCGCCATTTAAATATCCTCTATGTTTTTAGCTATATCAGCATGACCTTGTTTTTCTAATATTACTTTTATAGTTGCCCTTTCACTTTGAGCTACTTTATGAAAGTAATCTACTAACAGAGCTTTAATGTGATTTTGATACGCAAGAGCTTGTTCTCGTAAAGGCATAGGGGCATCCATAGAAACATCAACAATACGTTTAACAGCTAACTCTGCCCATTCTTCAGCGTTCATTCCTCTATCTGTTGTAGTAACAACAGTGGGTGCGCCTATACTTGACTCTACGGTTACATTAAACAACGGCTCTTCTTCCTTGTCCTGCTCTATATGAATCGTTACGGTTCTTGTACTCAGCTAATTGTTTTAACATAGCTAACGCTGCATCATATCGTTTTTGATATTCTGCCATTACATCTGGTTCACCTTTCATAAATATGTAGGCTTCAAGAATACTTCCGTACAATAATACTGAATCAAAATTGTCCCCTAGCCAACTTGTCCCACTAGAAGCAACGGTAATAGACTCTGGATAATAGTAGTAATGTAATTCCATTGAATACGCAGAATCAGGTGTTGGCCCTAAAATAAAAGTTGTATCATCAAAAAGTGCGTAGTATTGCGGAAGTCCTTTATTAGACCCCTGCACAGGATAGGCTTCCCGTATAAAATTAACATCTTTATTTACTAGATAACTGTAGTTATTACTGCCATCTATTACCGCTAATGAAAATGTGTCTAGCCAATCATTAGGTAAGGTTAAGTAAGGAGTATCCGCAGATACGTTACCCGTTACATTTTTACGTATATTAGCTATCTGTACAGTATTATAAATACGTTGTTCAGCTTGTGTAATAAACAAATTAATGTCAGTCGTAGTAAAATTATTTTCTACATAAGACTCTATAGCTGTTTTTAGGCTTGCGTAGTTCATAATAATTAATCTGAATTTTTACTAAATCCAGTGCCTTTAGTCGCTGCGCCTTTACCTTTCATCTGTTGTGTTTGCGTATTAGGTATTTTATTTGGATACCCACACATATTAGGAACAGGTACAGGTTTAGGTTGATTTGCGTTTGCTTTTGGTTCTTTCATCTATAACTCCTATGAGGTAGTAACCGTTACCGATCCTATCGCTCCTGTTGCTTTTAAATCATTGGGGGTTAGCCCGTCACTATCGTTAAATCCTACTGGATACCATCCCCACTGTATAACTCTACTACCAACACTATTTTCTGTTTGTTCGTAAGAATTATCAGGTCTTGGATTTCTAATGGCTTGTGGGTCATTAACTGGATATAACCCTACAAAGTTTTGTGGTTGGTCTGGTTCCCAACAAGTTGGGCATACCAGAATATTAGTACCATGTGCGCGAATAAATATTTCTTTAAGACGCTTCAACTTATACTGAAACCCACATCGGTCACAGTTTGCAATTGCATTTTTAGCTGATGCGAATTTCTGAGCCATATTAGTTCACGTAATATATTTGCGGAGTGATTAATAAAGAGGCTTTATCCCTATCTTCATCAGAAGCAAGTAACCAAGCCTCGTCATACATCTGTTTAAGGATAGGCACACGTTGTTCTGATCCCGGTATTTTCATAGCTAGATGATACGCAAGCCCAGCAACTAACGCAGGTAAAAACCTGAATGGTACATCCATTGTATTAAAACCATCCCCTGCATCTAGTATTCTGGCTAACCGCCAATACACTAGCGTATAAGTGTCTGCACTGTCTGGTACAGGCCATAGAGTGACCGTGGGGTTTTGCACCCCACTAGACTCAGTAGCACCGCTTTTACGGTCTATGTATATCTGGGTAGGTCTACCTGTTGTAGTCTTGTTAGGAATAGCTGCAAAGTTAGACACCGTTATCCTAGATAGAGCTAGGTCAGATTGCGTAGTACCTGACCCAGTACGTATAACGTGTTCTATCAAATCAACCGTATCAACAGCAAGATTATAGGTAGCTGTTCCAGAAGTTAATAACTGTGTGCCTTCTTCAATCGTCCACAAATTAATGCCACGATTAGCCCACTCTGCAAACAACAGATTCAACGAGCGTCTAGCTGTTTTTAAGTCATATCCTGACCGTAGTTCAGATCCTGCCCGTTCAAATGCCTCCTCTACAATCTCATTTAAATCGAGATTGAATGATGCTGTTGATGATGTTGTCATACATATTACCTATTTCTTCCTCTGGTTTTACCCTTACGAGCAATTCCATCAATAGATTTTTTTCTCATCCCAGTCTTTTTGACCATGCCGCCTTTTTTCATCCCAGTCTTTTTGACCATACCACCGCCACGCATACCAGTCTTTTTGACCATACCACCGCCACGCATACCAGTCTTTTTAATCATACCGCCACCTGCTTTTTTGTCTTTTTTCCTTGAGGCTTCTCTCATCATTTTTCTATATTGTGATTGTGGGTGTCTAGCTTCTCTAGCATCTCTTACAGATCCTGCTTTTACAGGTTGCCCAGAAGTATCCCCAGATCTCGGCCCTCTTGTGACTCTTCCTGCTCTTACAGGTTGATCTATTTTATCTCCAGATCTCGGCCCTCTTGTAACTCTTCCTGCTCTTACAGGTTGATCTATTTTATCTCCAGATCTCGGCCCTCTTGTAACTCCTCCTGCCATTACAGGTTGTTTTCTACTACGCAATTCTGCCTTTCTTCTGTCGCTGATTGTTTTACTAACAGCTTTCCTCATTTCGCCTTTTCCTAATGGGCGATCTACAGGAGAATCAACTTTTTTAAGTTTAGTTCTATCACCTGTTAAACCTAGTTTCCTAGTGTCTTTTTTTGACATAGGTGTATCTTTACGTCTAACAGGAGAATCAACTTTTTTAAGTTTAGTTCTATCACCTGTTAAACCTAGTTTCCTAGTGTCTTTTTTGACATAGGTGTATC